ATGCTAGACCAGTTTGTATCTGGCAAGAACACATACTGCCCTGAGTTTGACCTGTGCTTCTTAGATGAAGCGCAAGATTTAAGTCCTCTACAGTGGGACATAGCTCACATACTAGATGAAAACTCTAAGCGTATGTACTGTGCAGGAGACGACGACCAAGCCATCTATAGATGGGCGGGTGCTGACGTTGATCACTTCATAAACTTACCGGGAGGGTCTGAGACTTTGTCTCAATCATACCGTGTACCCGAGACTGTACATAAACTTGCTGAGAACGTCGTGCGCCGCATCACCCGAAGGTTTCCCAAAAAATATGAACCAAAAAACAATCGAGGCAATGTGGCGCGGATCAGTCATATAAGTTCTCTGGACATGGCGCAAGGCTCTTGGCTAATTTTATCGCAAGCGGGCTATCAACTCCAACCAGTCGCTAACGACTTGAAATCAAACGGTTATTTGTTTATGTACCGCGGCCACCGGTCAATCAGCGAAAAAATATCTGATGCGGTTAATGGTTGGGAACAGATGCGCAAGGGTAAAGAAATCTCTGGAGAGGTGGCGCGTAAGATTTATAGCTACATGTCTACGGGAGACCGCATAACACGAGGTTATAAAAAACTTCGGGATTTAGATGACCAAGAGATGGTAACTATGGACGTCTTGATTAGTAGGCACGGTCTACTTGCAAACGCTGACATGATATGGTCAGAGGCGATGAACAAAATGCCTGAGATAGATAGGGCGTATGTCACGGCTTTGTTGCGTCGTGGCGAAAAGTTTAATGGCATTCCCCGCATTACAGCGTCCACGATCCACGGGTCAAAAGGTGGAGAGGCGGATAACGTCGTACTGTTCACGGATTTAAGTGCCGCGGCAGATAACGATATGAGAATTAATCCTGATGATATGCACAGAGTTTTTTATGTGGGGGTAACGCGTACCCGACAGAATTTGTATATTGTTGAACCGGAAGACGCGACTAGGAGCTACGATCTATGAATTGTTGGCAATGTAATACCGAACTAATTTGGGGCGGCGACGAAGATTGTGAAATGTTAGATGACACAACTGGTGAAGACCACACAATAGTCACTAACCTGTCGTGCCCGAAATGCGAAAGCTTTGTATTAGTTTATCACTCAAAGGAGAAAAAAGATGAAGATGACGTGGGATGATTGGAAAGCTTATGAACAGGCTAAACGTGAAAAAAATAAAGACGTGCCTGTTGGTAAAAAGCCAACTATTAAGTTTGAATATGAAGAGCAGTCTGGTGAAATGATCCACTGTGGTAACGTTGATCAGGTGGAACATTAATGAAGCGTTCTGAATTATTACAAAAAGCTGAAGGTTTAATTAATGGCGACAGGGCCAAAGATTATGGGGATGCCTACGACAACCACGCTCGCATTGCAGATGGTTGGAATATAATCCTTAGTGGTGCAATGATTAGTCACGGGTTTTTAACTCCGTCACATGTTACGTTAATGATGGATTGGGTTAAGACCAGTCGGCTGATCGAAACAATAGACCATGAGGATTCATGGATAGATAAGGCGGGATACACCGCTCTGGGTGCAGAGTTTATCGAAAGAGACGCTCGACCTGTAAATAAAATTATTGAGGAAATAAATAATGGCAAACTTACAAATGGCAATGTTCGCTCCAAAAAGTGAATGGGTGCCTCCCCTCGAGTTACCCGACATTACAAGCGCATCTAAAATCGCTATTGATGTCGAAACACGCGACCCGAACTTAAAAAAGAATGGTCCGGGATGGCCAACAGGAGATGGGGAAGTTGTAGGTTATGCAGTAGCCACAGACGGTTGGTCTGGTTACATTCCCATCCGTCACTTTGGTGGGGGTAATTTAGATGAGAAGATTGTAAACCGTTGGCTCAAGAAAGTGTTCGAGTGTCCTGCGGATAAGATCATGCACAACGCACAGTATGATCTAGGTTGGATTAAACAAATGGGGTTCACGGTCAACGGGCGGATCATTGATACAATGCTCGTAGCCTCCCTGCTTGATGAAAACAGATTTAGTTACAGTCTAAATGCGTTGGCTTATGAACACTTAGGTAAAACCAAATCAGAGAAAGCGTTGGTTGAAGCCGCTCGAGAGTTTGGCGTCGATCCAAAAGCTGAGATGTGGAAGATGCCCGCTATGTATGTTGGGCCATACGCGGAAGTCGATGCCATACTTACTTTAGAATTATGGAATTACTTTTCTACATTATTAAGTAAAGAAGACCTTTGGAGCATAGCTAACACAGAACTCGATCTTTTACCGTGCCTTGTTGATATGACAATGCGTGGTGTTCGAGTTGACGTGAACCGCGTTGAACGCACCAGAGACATGTTACTCAAGCGCGAAAAAGAAGTTATGAAAGAAATTAAGCGCATTACAGGTACAGATGTTGAAATCTGGGCGGCACAATCTCTTTCCAAAGCATTCGATAAGTTAGATATAACTTATCCAAAAACAGAAAAAGGTGCGCCATCGTTCACAAAACTGTTCCTAAAAGAACACGCACACCCTGTTTCTAAGCTCATTGTTGAAGCGCGCAACTTAAACAAAACGTCTGGTACGTTTATTAATACTATTATGAAGCATTGTCGTGCTGATGGACGTATACATTCGCACATAAATCAAATCAGATCGGACGATGGGGGAACAGTCAGCGGTAGAATTTCAATGTCTAACCCTAACCTGCAACAAATTCCGGCTCGCGATCCAGAGCTAGGGCCTATGATCCGCAGTTTATTTCTACCAGAAGAAGGAGACCAGTGGGCGGCCATCGATTACTCGCAACAAGAACCACGCATCTTGGTTCACTATGCACATGTATATGGCAAAACACGCGGTATTCCGCTCGAAGGTGCGGCCGAGTTTGTCGAAGCATACAACACCGACCCCGAAACAGACTTCCATACGATGGTTGCAGAGATGACAAACATCCCTCGAAAGCAAGCTAAGACAATTAATTTGGGGCTCATGTATGGCATGGGTGTAAACAAAATGGCTGAGAGTTTAGACATTCCGGTTGAAGAAGCCAAAAAACTCGTCAAACAATACCATGCTCGCGTACCATTTGTTAAAGGCTTGATGACCGGCGTTATGAACAGGTTAAACGAGAAATCCTCGTTAGGGGCTCTACGCTCACTGGGAGGACGTAAGTGCCGCTTTGATATGTGGGAACCAGATACGTTCGCAATGAACAAAGCCCTGCCTTACAGGGAAGCTGTGGACACCTACGGGCCCACTACGAGGCTAAAGAGGGCATACACCTACAAAGCGTTGAACAGGCTGATCCAAGCGTCGGCCGCGGACATGACAAAGAAAGCAATGGTGGCACTTTATAAAGAGGGACGCCTTCCGTTAGTACAAATTCACGACGAAATTGCCATGTCAGTAAAAAATCTTGACGAAGCTACTGAAATTGCTAAGATAATGGAGACTGTTCTTCCTTTAGAGGTTCCTAGTAAATGTGACATTGAAATGGGACCATCTTGGGGCGAGTCCATGTAGCTCTCTTTCTGCTCGATGAGGCTACCACCCTCGGCTCGTCCTTTTCCCCCCTGATCTCCACAAGAGATTGGGGGTTTTTTCTTGCGTTATTGTATATTCTCCTATAATATCGTAGATGTACCGGCACATCGGAGAGATAAAATGGATACAACACGTTGGAAAAGCGTACTCGTACCAAGAGAAGTGTATGAAGAGATTAAAAAACTGTCCAAATCAGAGGGCAGAACAATCGGTGGACAACTTAGACTGGTTTTTGACTGGTATAAGGACGCACGAACCGCGGATCACGAGGCAATTATAGAAGATAATGCCGAGTAATGTTGAAAATCCTATACACAGACGGCTAATCAAAAACAGATGCCCCAAGTGTGAACAAGCCTTACAAGTAGTTGAAAAAACAGAAGAAAAGCTGGTAAGAAAGTGCAGTATATGCCTTCTAACAATAGAAGACGACCCGAAAAACGCCGAATACCCGCGCTAAGTATGCGATTTAGTGTTGCTTATCCCATACGGACGTGCCATATTAACCGTGCAGTTTATACCTGCACTCCGTAGTAAAAAGTCCCCAGTTGCTTGCCCG